TGACCAACTTTTTGAACACCCATTGCGAATTTCATACCTTCACCATCAACTGCATAGCCAGGCATTGATTCAAGTATTGTAGCAACTTGTGGAGAACATACGAGGAAGTTTGCACCACCACGAAGTGTTTTCTGATGAATTGCGTTTGATACTTTTTGAATCTTTGTGCCAAGTGTTTGGAACCAAGTTTGTTGATTAAACGCAGCAGCAGATGCCTGAGCATTTGTATAGTCATCAAATCTACCAGTAGCACCATCATAAGTGCGACCAATACGTGCAGACCATCTTTCTGTTGTTTGTGCATTCTTAATCAACATATCAAGAATTTCCAAATCAATTTCTTGTGAAATGTATTCAGACAACATTGATGTCAATTCAGCTTCTGCATCGATTGAGTGGTATGCATTCAAATCTTGTGCAAATTCAGGTGTCCATACTGCCTTCAACTTACGTGTTTTAGCAACGATGGATTCTGAACGCAATTCAAGATTGATTTCAGGAATGTCAAGAGCTGCACCAGCAGCACCTTCTTCAAAATCACCACGATTTGAAGCAATAGGTTGCTTTTCATAGTAAACATCAGCTGCAGTTGGAACTGCGGATGCTGAAACTACGAAAGTAACTTGTGTGTTTGTTGAATTTGTGGTTGTATATTGAGGGAAATAACCCTTAATAGTTGAACCAGTAATCTTAAATGCACGAACACCTTCATAATCAGCATCTGTAAATGATGCAGATGAAACTGTAACAGTAAATATATTACCACCGGCAAGTGATGCAGAGTAAGAATTTTGGAACTCTGTATCATGTTGGAATAATGATGGTGTATTGTGTGTTACTGAACCAGTTACAAAGTTTGTACCTGACAATGTAGATGCAGATGTTAAACTTGTTACGGCATCGTTAATAGAATAACCGAAACGACCTGCACCATAAAGACCGCCTGAAGGATCAGCATCTTTAGCACCAGCACCGGTGATACCGAATACTGAATCTGCCTGTGATGTTCTACCGGAACCGGTTGTGAATCCAGGTTGTGCTGAACCATATTTGAAGTCTAGATAGAATACAAGACCAGAAGGCAAGTTCATTGGTTGAACAGAAACGAAATCTTTCGCAGCAATTTCAGAGAAAATACGGCGAACCAATGGAAGTGCAACACCAGCCCATTCTTCTGAACCAGCTGCTGTACCTGTTCTGTTTGATTCTTCAATAAGTTGTTTTGCTTGATTTTCGAGAAGTATTGCGATAGAGTTCTTCTCATACTCGTTTTTCAAATTATCAAGAAGACCAGTTTTTTGCCATTTATTGACAATTTGCTTGTTTTCTTTGATAAGTGCCTTGTGGGGATTCCCAGAGGCATTCAATAAAGATTGTATACTCATTTTGTTTTCCTTAAAAAATTATTTCAAACCTGCTAATTTACGTAAACGATTTGCCATATCATCACCTTCATTCAAAATTGGCTTTGATGGGCGTGTACTTGCTGTTGGTTTAGAAGCAAAAGATTCCTTGATAGGTTTAACTTTTGTTGTTCTAAACGATTCGCTAAGTGTTGCAAAAACTAATTTGACTTCACGAAGACTTGATGCACGATCGAAGTTTTCGATAACAGTCATTTTTTGTTTTTCGCTAAGTGAGTGTTTGCGGAACAACTTGTTAGAGAAAAGCAATTTTGAGTTCAAAAGATTGACTTCATTGATTTTAGAACGCAAGAATGAAATAACTGCATAAGCTTCACGAAGTTTTGCTTCTGCAACTTCTTTTTCACTTTCTTCTGCTTCTTCAACCTTTTCTTCGTCTTCTTCCTCACGGAGAGCACGAAGAACTTCTTTTATGTCTACTTCTTCCTCATCTTCACCTTCTTCAACGGGAGCCGCTTCTTCTTCACCTTCTTCCTCGCGAAGAGCACGAAGAATTTCTTTGATTTCAGCAACTTCTTCTGAATCTTCATCTTCTTCTTCAACTAATTGAACGAGTTTTTCAGATTTGTCTTCTGTGCTGTCATCTGAAGCAACCTTTGATGGTTTTGCATTATCACCTTTTCCGATTTCAGATGAATCAATGTCTTCTTCTAATTGACGAATAATTTCCATCAATTCTTCATCCATTGTTTGCTCTTCATCTTCACCTTCTTCCATAGGTGCTTCTTCATCTTCACCTTCTTCCATAGGTGCTTCTTCATCTTCACCTTCTTCAACCGGTGCTTCTTCTTCTTCACCTTCTTCCATAGCAGGTTCTTCATCTTCACCTTCGCTATAGAATCCGTATTCTTCTACGGGTGCTTCTTCTTCACCCTCACCTTCCTCAACTGGCTCCTCGGCTTCTGCCTCCTCTGCCAACTTTTGAGAAAGCATAGACTGCAAACGCGGAGTGAATGCCTCTTCCAGTGCGAGTTTAGCGTTTGCTAATGCTACTTCCTTGACGGCTTTTGCATCTGCAATAGCTTCTTTCAATAAATCATTCATAAAAATCTCCAACTATTTTAGTGTTATTTGAAACACTAATTGCAATAAAAATAATATCGGACTCTATAACAGATAGAGTATTTCGTAACTATAACTATAAACTAATTTATTTTTTTTCTATTTTTTGATCAGATTTTTTTGTAGGACCATACTGAAAAAGTGATTTTACATCATTTTCAGTATACATATAACGTTTATCACGGTCTTTTGTATCTATTTTCTTTTCATCTGCCATAGTTTTCCTCTACTAAAATTTTATAGATATTTCTGGTTTCATTAAAACCTTGAATTGTATATCTACAATTTCTCGGAAGTGTTACTTCTGTTTCGTGACAGTAATCATTGGAATGACATGGTAAAGTTAATACAGATGTTCCAGCTGGAATAAAAAATTCAAATAAAGGCATTCTTTTCTTATCACCACCTTCACATATCAACGGATTCAATGATGTTGTTACAAATGTTTTATCAACCCATTGACCTGCATCTATAAACATTTGTAATACATTTTCATTTTGAACGAATCTATATGACAATATACTATACTTTAGCATTTGTGGTTGTTCTGAAAATGCATAATCCATTTCATTTATCGTAAATGCATTCATTGCACTATTGTACATCTTTTCTCTTGCATCGCCTTCTTTTGGTTTTCCCAATTTTATTTGAAGTTCGATTTCTTTTTTTGAAACAGATGGTTTTGAAAACCGTATTATATTATTTATTTTTTCCGAATTTAGATAATAATGATTTAGTGCCAATACAGTCTGTCTATCTAACTTACCTTTACTTATCAAACTATGTTTAGAAACAGCAATCATTTCTATTTTTTTATACAATTTTGAAAATTTTACCTTTTCATCACCCATACTTAAATCATACATATCAATTATGTCTTCATAGTCATATTGTAAAAGTTGATCACGCGTTTCTGGATATAAATTATCAGTTTTTATATCCAAATCTCTGGTGTCTACTTTATTCAAAAAACCAACAGTTTTTAATCCCGTTTTTTCTTCATTGGGTTCTTTTGGTTTTTCCTCTGCCGGTTTTTCCTCTGCTGGTTTTGTATCATCTGATTTTTTTTCAGAATCGGATGTTGGTTTTGATTCATCACCTGAATCCTTATCGTCTTTTTTTTCTTCTTCTGGAGTTTCAGTTGAATCTGATTTTGGTTCTTCTTCAGCAGGTTTTTCTTTTGCAGTTGGTTCTTCCGCAGGAGTTTCTGTTGGTGTAGAATCTGCAGCGGGTTCTTCTTCTTCTTTTTTGGGGGTTTTAGATGAAGATGTTTGATGTTTAGATGGATCAAAACTATCTTTGTTTATGTAATAAGATTTTCCACTTTCTTTATTCACAACAAGCATCTTATCAGGATTTTCACTTGCAGGTTTTTCATCATTTTCATATAATGAAAAAGACCTTTCCAGGTTTTCAACAACTTTTCGTGTTTCTTCACGAATTAGTTTTTCAAGACTAGCAAAGGTCATCTCATCTCCATTAAATGTTTTCTGAATCAAGTTTGCGTTGTCTCCTTACGGCTGCATTTCTTTTTTCAGATTTTCTTTTTGATGGTTTAATATATTCCATACGATTTTTATATTCTTCAAGAATACCAGCTTCTTTCACTTTACGCTTAAAAACTTTAATCATCGTATCTACATTCATTCCACCTGCCTTTACTTTTACATGAGCAGGTTTTGATGTGGTAAAAACTCTGTCTGACATAACCTATTTATCCTTATTTTTTATTTCATAAAACGATCCGAGTTGTTTACCTATATTCTCGTAGATAGACTCCAGGGTTCTTTGTAACTTAACTATTCTTTCTGATATTTTTTGAAATTCATTTACCGATTCTTTTAATCTTTTTGAGTTTCTTCTGTGTGATACACCTTCAAACCAATCACCAGATTCTTCTACCATATTTTTTGAAGCAAATTCAACAAGTCTTTTTATTTCTGATACTATTTCTGGAAGTGTCTTTGATCTATGAATTATCTCACGATATTCGTTATACCGTGATATTGCCTCTATGTATTTTTGTTTTTGTTCAGATGTCAATACTTTAACATTGAGTTTTTCAGACATCACTTCTTCAACTGCATCGGAAACCAATTTGTTTATTTCTTCTCTTGTTATTGATTTTTTATATTCACTAACCTTTTTTGGAAGACCTTTATGTTTTGTCCCTGCAAATGCTGCAAGTTCTTTTTCAGACATGGAATTTGCAAGTTGTCTTACGGATTTACTAACTTCTGATCCAGAAACTTTACCTCTTTTATATGCAAGAGCCAATCCCATAAGTTTTTGTTGTTGTTGTGATAATGAGGGCATTTTTATCTCCCTTCAAATATACATTCACAAACATTTCCAATTTCACAAATAATGTTTGTTATATTATTGTGAATACGTTGTATTTTAGGATCAATCTTTGAAATAGTAGACATATCAATCCCCTCTGTTATTAACCCCTCATTTATGCCCTCATGCATTCCGTCTGGATACATAAATGCACCATGTGTTGATGGATTAGAAACAAAATCCCAACCTATCAATTCAAAATCATCTTGAACTTCAACTGTACCTTCACTTATTTCTTCAACTGAACCCAATCCTCTTGATGATATACCAAGACGAATGCCTGCACCAAGAAGCTGTTTCAAAATGTTTCCGGACGGAGTTGGTAATATCTCAACAGTACCAACAACATCATTTCCCTTCCAATCTACACCAAGAACGTTGTGAGAAACATTACGAAGATTTATCACAGATGAATCTGGATGGTCAAGTTCTCCGAGAGCACGATTTTCTTTTATATTTGTTGCAGCATATTTTTTTACTTCACGCATCAAAATCTTTTTTGGATATACTCTACCATTTTGATTTTTCGCCTCAGCTCTTTGTAAAACACCCGAAACTATGACTTTACCATTGTTTTTTCTTTCCGATTCTGCAATCAATTTTGGATTTGCCGCAAAAAGTATAGTATCTACGAGTAGTTGTTTCATCTTAAGCACCTAATTCGTGTATTTTTTTAGTAATTCTGTTTATTCTTTCTGATATTTTTCTCAATCTACTCATGGATTCACCCCAAAGAGTTCTTTGATCAACATTCATTTCTGTTTTTAATTTGAGTGCATGTTCAACGACTCTCTCAACTTCATAGATTGTTTTGTTTATATTTTTTATAGAATCATTTATTTTTCTATTCGTGCTACGGCTTTCATCACCACGAAATTCTTTATATGTTCCCTCGTTAATTACACCCATTGCCTGTTTGTAAATGGATTCATAATTTCGTTTTGATTTTTTAGGAACAACTGTATATCCCTGAGTTTCTGCATTTTCTTTACTACTTTTTTCAAATTCTTTTTCACTCGGAGCAAATGCATTCGGTGTTTGATATCCAGGAACAGAAGCAGTGGTGCTCATTTCGTCCAATGCAATTTCTTCTGCAAATTGACGATATTCTTCTGATTCTTTTAATTTTTTTATGAAAGATTCAACATTCATATTTTACCTTATTTTACAAGTGGATTTTTTACTAAAGCATAAACAGGACCATTAGTATCTACCTTTACCGATAATACTGATAATTCTTGTATTCTCAATGAACCTGCAAGAACAGCAAGTGGAATATCACCACCTTTTGAAAGTGATGCCGTTCCAGTTGTTAATGCAGGAACTATCAATCCACCAACTCCAAAATTTGAACCGGTAAAATAAGTTGTTGTTCCACTTGAACAAGTTATAGATTGTAAAAATTTTCCTGGATGCCCTTTTCTTTCAAAATCATTTGCCTGTGATTGCGGAAAATTATATGGGTGAATTTCGTTTACTGGCATTATTTACTCCATGATAAATCATCTATTAGACTATAATATCGAAGTAGTGCAGAAATATGATTTTCTTCTACTTTTTTTATTGTTTCATAACTGTCTAAAAGACCAACTACTTCTTGTAATTTTATTTTTAATGACTTATCCTTTACTCTATGCATATTTTTTGTAAAAAACCGTTTAATAGTTACTGCTTCGGTTTGAATAAGTGATTTCAAGTTGTTGGTGTTACTTACATTTTCAATATATTCTCTTAACAAAACCTTTTGTGGTTCAGAAAGATTACTATATTTTGTATTAAATTTTTCTACAAGATATTTGTATGCCAATATACGAACCTCTTTTGGTTCATTTACAATAGATACAGTCTCGTTTATATTTGAGTTATTTGATTTTCTCGTCACATTTTCAAGTATTGTTATTCTTGATTTTGTTATTTCAACTGGATTTTCCAATTCATTGTATTCAAATACTTTGTATATTGAAGCAAGTAGTTTGTAATCGTGAACTTTTGTTTGGAAGAATGAATCAATTTCAAAATTTTCTTTTATAGTTTTAATCAACTCATACTTTTCATTTTGTAATTTATTTCTATTCAAACCCCTTCTTGCCTTCATAACCGCTTCAATTAACATATTTGCCTTTGTGTCTGATTTTAATTTTTCATCTACTAAAGTTTTGTATAGTCTATATTCCTTAATAAGTTCTGTGTTTTTATTGAAGAACTTTTTAAGAATTTGAATAGCGATAGATTCATTGGAAGAAATAATGTCAGATGTTATCTGGCGTGTTAATAGCTCAAATAACATTGCAGTATTTTTGAATTTTGAATGTTTTATTTTCTTCATTTTTCCTTATACCTATTTGTGTGCACTTTCATAGAATAAATATAGAGAAAATTACAATTCATCTAATAAATTGTTTTCATCTAATAAATTTGGTTCAATTTCTTTGTTATTTGATGGTTTAAGACTTTCTGATATTATTTGTTTAGTCTTTACTCTCATACCAGACATACTACCAATCAATTTTTCAATGTTTTTATTTTCAAGAGATAATGGTGAATTACCCTTATGGTTTGCCTTTGGTGATTGATTAACTTTAAGTGTACTACCAACATCCTTCATTCCTATTGGATCCCTTCCAAATGGACTTTTATCTGTTGCATAATTCAAGTTTTTAGCAGGTCTACCTGCACCAGGCCAACCACCGTCTGGAACCTCATTATCATTTATCATTTTAGCACCACCACGAACTTGCATACTTGCAATATCATGTGGTGTTCCGAAAGATTCCTTTGTAACTGCTGGATCATTTCCTTCATTTTCAATTTGTTTCTGACGAAATGCATGTTTAATATCTTCAAGAACTTCATTTTTTTCAAATTCCGCTTCATCTTCTGACAAATTGAATATGTTAGAATATATGTATTTCAATGAAAATAATTTTTTCTCAATTAGTGTTCCAGCCAAATCTACTCTCTCTTTCATAAGAGCAACTTTTTCTTGTTCATATATTATAGATGGACCAGTCAAACCAAGTTCAAAATTTACAAGGTCTGCATTTTCGTAACCTTGTGAGTAAAGATGAACAATAGCTATTTTTGTCAATTCTGAAACAACTATTCTTTGTATTCTCTCTATTGTTCTGGCAAAACGAATATCGAGAGCAGCAAGAGTTGCCTTACCTTCAACTCTTTCATCATAGCCCAAATATGGTTTTGGGACTTTAAGAGCGGCAAAAATCTTCGATCTCAAATACTCAATATCTTGAATAGAATCATATTGTAATCCAGCAAGAGACTCAATAGAAGTTCCAGATTGCCCACCACGAACTGGAAGATAAAAGTCTTCCAAAAGATTTTGCATATTAAAACGAAGATTATAGTCACCAGTCTGTTCATTTATTATTGGAACTTTCTTCATTTTATTCATAAGGTTGTTCATATATTGGTCTACTTCTGCAGGTGGAATGTTACCAATATCAATTTTGAATATCCTCTTTTCTGGTGCTCGCATAATACGATGTATCAACATAGCATCTTCCATCAATAAAATCTGTTTGAAAAGTTTTCTAGCACCTTCCAACATAGATTTGCCATAGGGTAAAAAATTTGTATCACCAAGAAGACGGAAATGAGCAATTTCATAATTCTGAAATTCACCTTTTCCGAGAGGTCCTTCATAAATAAATTTTGTCATGTAAATATGTTCGGGATCAGTTCCTTCTTCTCTTTGCATTTCATATGGTGAAAATGGTACAACATTTGTTACACCCAATTCATCCTTTACATCAAGATAAAGGTAAAAGTCTCCATATTTACAAAGATTTCTAATCCAAGGCCAAAGATTGTATTCTATGTTAAGAACATCATAAAAAAGATTACGAAGTATTTTTCTTATATTATCGTTATCGGTTTTTATTGTAAGAACATCGCCCTGATCATTTTTAAGAGTGCTTTCATCGGAATATATGTCAAGCGCGGATGAAATAATTGCATCGGTGTCCATTGCCTCATAATCGGTGTACAAATCTATTTTTGTAGCAGAAAAAGAATTGTATTGATTGTAAACAGATATTGGGGTTCCCTTTGTACCATGCAATCTACCATATCGATCTATAACCTTTGAGGTATGTGGGTTCCCATCACCCTGATACCTTGCGGTATCAACCACTCTTAATTTTTTACCACCAACATTACGAACAACAACATTGGTTGAAAAAAGTGTTTTCAATCTATCAAATAATGATTTTTTTTGTGCCATTTGTCACCTGTTTTCTATAATATAAACTTAATATAAATATGTAGGAAAAATTGTAAACCTTATTTTAGCAACCAAGTTAAATCTTCGTTTTGACCGTTTATATTCATACTCCAACCATTATTATTATCAGAAAAATTATATGACGGTTTTAATGGACTGGTTGATTTACCCATGTAATCTAAACTCATTCTGGTCTTCATCAAACCTTCTTGGCGAAGTTTTATAGCAGTATCTCTAACCCAAAGACCAATAGAAAATGACAAAACTAAATCGTCACTGTATCCAGATTGTGCTTCAGCCTTTGAACCATTCCAAACGAATACAAGAAGTTCTTCGGTCAATCTTGCAGATTTTACAATAGGTGTCCTCTCACGAAAATATGTTTCTAACTTTGAAATCAACAATGGTCTTGTTTTTGCACTTGTAGTGAAACCAGGAACCATTTGTGATTTGTCTTTTAAGTCATAACCTTTTGGTATTTGAATAGATGGATCAACATATCCATCTTCTTTGTAGGTGTAATACAGATTCGGATAACCTCTGTCTATTACTTGTTGGATTACTGCCCACCCAACATTAGCATTTTCAATAACAAGCATTGCATCGTTATATTCGGTTGCAACTGATACCAGCATATTACCATAAGACTTCGTATCAAGTTTTCCACGATATTCCGCAACTTGTTCTAAATTATCAATATCAATTACGTGAAATGCTGAATTATCATTACCATCACCACGAGCAACATCGGCTACAACAATGTAAGTTTTATTTGAATCCGGATATTCCCAAATCCAATAAGCATCTTCTGCACCTCTTTTTTCTTTTGGTTCACAGACATAAGTTTCTCTATACCATTGAACCAATTCACCATCAATAACAGAACGACCGGATGCAAGGAAGTTTCCATCACATTCTTGTTTTGCCAAATCTGGTCCAAGAAGAATATCTTGTTCGTCTCTCCATGTTTGATCTCGGTCTGGATGAACTTGCCATAATAATTCTATTGGATTAAATGCACTCTCTTTTAGTGTTGCCTTTACCCATTGTTTGTGATAAAAGTTACCAACACCGTTTGGGGTAGAATTGATAATTGCCGTACCACCGGTTGCCAATGTTTGTTGTGCAGATGCCCATATCTTATCAATGTCATCAATAAAGGCGGCCTCGTCTATAATCAGAAGTGAAAGTGCTTCAGAACGAGCAGAGTCAGCGGCAGCAGAAACGGCTTTGATTTGTGAACCATTCTTAAATCGAAGTGAAAGTTTGTTATCTTCTTGAACACCGGTCTTCAACCAACTTGGAAGATTGTCATACATAACACGCACTTTTGTAACCAAATTCTTTGCAGTTTCTTGTTTTGTTGCAATAACAAGAATGTTTTTATCTTGGTTAAATAACATCAACCAAAGTGAATAACCGGCAATAAGAGTAGAAATGCCCAACTGACGAGATTTCAGAACTATGTTCCATCGGTTATTATTAAATTCTTTTACAACATCTTCTTGGAATGGGTATAATTCAAAAAGTATTTTGCCACGAGTTGGATGTTGAATCTTAGCATACCTTTTCATAAAGTATACGGGATTAGACGCACATTTTGCGTATTCCTCTTTTATTATGTCTTTAAGATTTTTATTCGATTGACTCATTGTACTACAAGAATTATTCCAACAACAGAAGCGGCTCCGGTTAGGAACCATAAAAATTTATTATCATACCAACGAGGTTGCAGTTCTTGATTTATTTTTTCAAGTTCTTCACTTCTCTTTTTACAAGCGGCAAGTGTTTCATCACGATTTTTTAATTGTTGTATAAACATTTCTGATCTAGAAACATATAAATCTATTACTGTATCTTGAACATTAACAACTGCAGTAAGGTATTCAACCGAATCTCTTATCAGTTGAATTTTATTCCACAATTTAGTTACTTCGGGTTTTGTAAAACAAACGAGGGAATCTTTTTCGGAAGCAAATGCAATCGAAACGGAAAATAACAATGCAATAAGATATTTCATATATTACTCATTCAGAAATTTTTTAATAAGTTTAGTTGCTTCATCTGGATTTTTTATTTCTCGGTTTCTGTAAACGTAGAATCTTTCTTTTATTATTAGAATACTATCTTTACGAACTTTGATAAGTGAATCCAAATTATCAGCTCTTTTTTTCAATTCAACATAGTCAAATTCATATTTGTTTATCAATGCCTCCAAACTATCCTTTGTTTTTGTTGAAGACTTTATTTGTTCTTTTGATTTGTAATTATCATAGACAATGTATAAGAACATTATTGCAAACAATACACCGGCGAAAATTTTTATGTAATCACCAATTTTTTTTACCGAAACATCTTCCATCTTTAATCCTTTGTATATGTTGAAACCATTTTTGCCTTACCACGGCCGGTAGCACCTTTTTTTCTCTTTCGTGTTACGGCACTTCTCTTTTGTTTTGATGACATTGAAGATGCTTTTGATGCCGGAACACATTTGGGATATGCCCTCTTACCACCCTTTCTGGCTTTACTACCAGCAGAGGCGCCACATGGCGGATGTCCACCACCTTTTTTCTTACGAGAAATATCAACCCATCTTTCTCTAAACCATCCAGTTAAACCACCACTGGGTTTTTTTCCTTCAATCAATACTGAACGGAGATACTCACGAATTATTTCTCTAACTATATTTTCTGCACATTTATTCATACTGATAAATATACAATTTTATAGTTTATTAGGTATATGGATTTTGTTTCCAACCTAATTGTATTAAATTACGAAGTTCTTCCCAAGATGGATTTTCTTTTAATTGTTTTTTAGTCCAGTCTAAAACAGATTCTTTATTAACACCAATGACTTTATCAGCAAAGTATTTTTTTCCATTAACATCCACAAATCCTTCATTATCGAAAATATAAGATAAAGTTCCACCATTTCCAGTTTTAACTGTTATTGAAATGTTTATACCATATGGATATTTTGTTCTGTTTATATCAGTTCCCCAACTAATAGCATTTATAGTGTCTATATTTCCAGTTGTGCCGGATGTTCCAGAAGTTCCAGTTGTGCCGGATGTTCCAGAAGTTCCAGTTCTTCCAGTTGTGCCGGATGTTCCAGATGTTCCAGAAGTTCCAGTTGTGCCGGATGTTCCACTCGTTCCAGATGTTCCTGATGTTCCTTGTGATTTAGGTGGTACACATAAAATAGAAACCCAAGGTAGTATTATTGGAACAGGAGATGGTGCAGCTGGAACCAATCCCTGAAATGTTCCTGCTATTGTACTATGAAATGAACACAATGCAGTGTATAACATTTCAACGAATAAATCAAATTCAGATTGATCAAATGCAACTTGTAACTTTTGTTCTAATTTTTTTGGATCACCGGGAAACAAAACCTTTGTTCCTACCGTTGATGATATTGCAGGAGGCATTGGTGGTAACGGTGTAAATGTTGTTCCTATCCAATAAGAACAAAAACCAACTGCCATCAGAATGTAACCATTTTTAGAATTTGTTGATTTATTTACTTCAAATGCCGCTTTGATAAATTTTTCCAATGTTGATTTATCACCACGAACTAATGTTGATCCATAAAAAGTACAACTGCTTCCAATGGTTGATAATTCATATGCATCAGCCAGTATTTTGGCTGCATGATCAACATCATCAACGCTGTTAGTTCCCATTTCTGGTTTTAACAAAGATTTGAATGTTTGTTTATTCATATATTATGTTTTATCTATTGCTCCCTTGCCACTCGAAGGCCATCCAAAACGGCATGACCAATACCTTGCTTTATGTCTTGGTCCAGGTGATTGACAATTATGACGAGCACGAAATGATTTTCTACGAGCTGCATTACTTTTTTTTATTTTCATTGTTTTCTTTCCACCCTCACCCTTGTGACCAAAGTTTACTTTTACAACATTTCCATTTGGTTTTTTAACATAAACAGAAAACTTTTTTGGACCTCCGGGTGTTCTAAAAGGTTTACCTAGAGAAACTTTTCTACCACGATATTCCGCCTCATTCATCATGTTTGGTTCATTTTCTTGTAAACGGAAATGTAATTCAGTTATTTTACCACATGAATTTGTTGAATAACCTTCAAGTTGATAAGATGCATTATTCATAACTTCTTTTACATTACGAAATCCACCACCAGCAGCTTTATATGCCTTTACTAATGCACCGGATGCATAAGCACTTGGCCATACTTTATATTTTTTTTTAATTCTGGCTTTTACACTTGCATATAGTTTTTTGTTAGTTGGAACTGCTCTTTCAAGTATTACTTGTTTCATTCATTTCTCCGTTTTCTTTTTGGTTCATCGTGAACTATATCAATATCATTTATTTCTTCATAGTATTCACTATTATCAAGTTTCCTAAATTTCGTAGCAAATTGTTCTGATGCAACTGAAAAAAGACTACCAACTACAATGTAAAGAAAACCATCAAATATAAATTGTTCTATCTTCTTATCGTAGAAAGTAGATAGTATTGCCATAAATATCATAATCATAAAGGAAAAAAACATCATCATTCTTTTTGATGATAACCTACCTCTTATTCCACTAAAAGTTTCTGATATAGGATTATTTTTCATTATTTATTTGTTCCAAATCTTTTTCTAGTTTTTCGATGAAGTTTTTTCTGAACTCATCAAATTCCGATTCTATTTTTAACAAAAGTTCTTCTTTGTTCAATCGTGTGTCCCATTTTTCAATATCACCAAATTCATTTTTTGTAAACTCTAATTTTGTAAGTTCATCTACAATTCTATTCTTATCACTCTCTGCCTCATTTAACCATGCCATTGCATTTTCTTTTAATTTTGTTTTTTCATATTCTTCCCATTTTCCTTCAATACGAAGTTTATGTTCCATTGAAACAACACAATCCAAACACATACCATGAATCCTACGCATTTTTTCATCTAGTTTTTTTGGCATAATGCATGTGCAAGTTTCTTTTTGACATTTTGGAAATGTGTTTAAGTATTCATGCAATTCTTGTTGCCACTTTTTCCCCAATTTTACAGAGTAACCATCTTTTTGTTCCCACTCATTCCCTTGTTCATCAAACCATTTTTCACCGACTTCTCTGGCTGGACTAATTTTAGCCTTCTCACCGTCATACCCTAACTGTATTTTAGTCTGACTGTCATGTGAACCATCAAGTAATTTTTTTACATCTTTCAATCCATCAATTTTAATATCCATAACATAACCTTTTATTTTATTATTTCATTGTAAACTTTATTCCAAAATTTTCTTGTTATCATGTGTAATGGTCTTAAACCATTTTTATCTTTTTTACTTTCTTTCATTTTACCGCGTTTAGTATTGAACTTTGAAACAACCATATTGAATATCTCTACATCAAACCAACCAAATATGGAAATGAAACGAGATTTTAATTCGGATAATTTAGCAGAACGGTCTGCCAAAGCAGCAAAAATACTCTTTGAACCCATTTCGCCAAATGATGGAATATCATATATGACATGATTCACTACCATGTAATACACATATGGATTTTGAATATCTTTGTATGGCAAATGACTACTACCATTCCATTTCATCAATCTTTTGTAATCTTTTAATTTCGATACATCATCCTTGTCCACCGCATAAATTACAACAGTAGCATCACCATCAAATTGTTCTATAACATTTGTTGCATGAAATGGTGTATTTGATTTTTGAATATGTTTGACATTATGACGACGCATTATTGCAAACTTCTCGTCATACGTTAATGGTTTTTCTATTGGATCTGTAATATCATTTGTAACAATAATAACATTGTCTTTATCAAATTTACGGCAAATTCTTTCATATTCTTCACGATGATAAATTGCCATCGGTTGAAATTTGCCAGGATACAGAACAACAATATCTTTGTCCACTAATTCATTTTCATTGAATATAGCAAGGTTCATTTCTTTTATCAATTTAAGAATTTTGTTGTTCATATTTTATTCTGGTTTTGTTGGCCAAATTATATTGAATGGATCAGATTGTACTGTTATATCTCTTAAAGACTGACGATATGTTTGCCATTCTTGTTGTTTTTGTTCAGACAATGGACTGTCTTGTAGTTGTGTCCAATCACATTCCAATAAAAATTCATTTCTACGGCGACGAATAAAAGCCCATTGACTTTCAAGTTCTTCTTCAATTTCTTGTGGGGTTTTATTACGAACCTTTTGGTATTCAACTACTTCGTCTTCTTCAATAACAAAATCGCTTCCATCATAAAATTGATTTGAATTTATTTCTGCTTCCACAAATCTAAACGGGTACCAACCATATTGTTTCAATGTTTCATTATCAAAAAGATAAAAATTTGATATATTTGCCCAATTTCTTGGAAGTTCCATTGGATTTCCAACGATGTTTCCATTTTCTACTAAAATATATTTCATGTATAAACTCTTTTTGTTAAAAACAATATACTATCTATAAATATGTTAAACCGATTGTTTACTATGTTCTTCTGATAATTTAGTGAGTTCTTCTCTAATTTTTAAGAATGTATCATCCCATTTTCCATATTTTTCTTGACGAAATAATTTTACAGAATTATACCAACGAGAAGTATTACCGGGAAAAACCCAAGTATAATATGGCATTATAGGAACAATAACCCATGTGGGAATACCCATTGCACCTGAAAGATGAGCTATCGAAGTACAAGATGTTATTACTAAATCCAAATCTGCAATAATGTTTGTAGTATCATCCCATGATTTCATTTGGTCACGCATATCAGAAAATGGCAATCCATCTATACAATTTTCATCCCTTTGTAGTGAATAGAACGATGTGTTTGGAATTTCTGATAGTGCAATCATCAATTCTGGTGGAAACCTTCTATGTTGTTCGTGTTCAAATTCAGGATTACCACTCCAACGAATACCAATTTTCAAATTATTATTCTTGGAAAACAAAGATATTGGATTTTTTGGAAAAATATATTGACTACCATCAATATCATCATACTCCATATTCAATACATAAGCGGCAGACATAGCAGGAACCCAATAATCATAATGAAGAAACTGTATACCTTTATTATCAATGCAAACAAATCCATGATTTGAAAATAATTCTTTTAATTCAGTTGAACATGATATTACAACTTTAGCACCCAATTCTTGAAATTTTTTAGCAAAACGAAAATTTAGTATTTGATCACCATATCCACCTTCACATCTGAATAGCAATGTTTTATTTTCAAGTGGTTCATCTTTCCATATTTTTCCAAGAACGGCTGGTAATCCAAAAACATTTATGTATCTTCCATAATTTAGATGTTCAAATCCTTTTTTAAGATTACCATGACGCATTTCATGCCATCCTAAATTGAAAAGAACACGTAAATCATCTTGTGACTGATTTCTCAATATATCTTCACTTTTTTCTGGAAATCCATTTATAGTGTAGTTTAGAGCAATATCTAATGGATCAATTACTTCACTTTTCATTTCAAAACCTTAAATAGAATTACATACAAATATACATAATTCTAATCATTTTTCCAAATTTTTAATTCAATATAAATTAAGTTCTTAATCCGTGCATATGATTTCTTCCTGCCATTATTTTATACCATGATGTTAAACTGCCAATCTGTGAAGGACTTGATGTAGTTGTTGTGTTACCTAAACCTAATTCTCCATTGGCGTTTGTCCCCCATGACCAAATTGTTCCATCAGTTTTTAACGCCATAGAACAATAACTTCCGGCTTCTACATTTGCCCAATTTGTTAGGGAACCAATTTGAACGGGAGAATTTCTTTGGGTGGTTGTGCCATCACCCAATGCACCCGCATTTACTCCCCATGCCCAAAGTGTTCCGTCTGTTTTTACGGCAAGAGAATGACAATTACCAGTTTGACCCTGTGAAGCTGCAACATATTTCCAGTTAGTTAAAGATCCAACTTGACCTGGACTCGATCTATCTGTTGTGTTACCTGTGCCTAAATTGCCATTTGGATTATCACCCCATGTCCAAAGTGTTCCATCTGTTTTCACTGCTAATGTAAAATAATTACCACCAGCTATTTCAGCCCAATTAGTTAATGATCCAACTTGACTTGGTGATAGCCTTCCACTGGCACCAATTCCAGTTATGCCAAGACCAGTTTCACCTGCCGTGCTTGCACCCCATGCCCAAAGTGTTCCATTAGTTTTTATTGCAAGGGAATGATTTGCACCACACGCAATTTTTGCCCAATTTGTATCGGATCCAATTTGAACTGGACTGGATATACTTGTTCTGTTACCATTACCCAATTCGCCATTATCATTATATCCCCAAGCCCATAATGTTCCATCGGTTTTTATTGCAAGGGAATGATTGTTTCCCGTTGCTACTTTACTCCAATTAGTTAAAAGACCGACTTGTGTTGGGGAACTCCTTTGAGTAGTGTTACCAGTTCCCAATTCACCGAATGGATTATTGCCCCAAGACCATAAGGTTCCATTATTTCTAATACCTATACTGTGAAAATCTCCTGAATGAACTTCTTTCCAAATTGCAGTAGTTCCAACTTGAACTGGAGAACTTCTACTAACGGTACTTGTATTTCCCAACTGACCATTTGTACCTGCGCCCCATGAAAAAAGATTAAATTCAGTTGGGGGTGTATAGATAGTATATGATGCTGATGCAGCAAATGCCATTCGTAATATATTAGCAATCATAACTTATTCTCATATTAAATTAAACCACTTTGATTTTGTGCAAGAACATATCCAACATATTCTGTTCCACTATTTACAGTAAAAAACGAATATATGTCCATATTTCCGGCTGCAGTAGTTACTGATGGTGCACCTCCTGGCCAAGTTACTTCTGTTCCCCATGAAACAGTTCTAGGTGTACCATCGCCAATATAAATTAGAGTAAATGATCCAGCTTGCAATGCTGTTGGATTTTTTGTTATGTTAAAATCCGCCACATTTGCAGTTAAATTTATTCTGTATATGTTTCCTAAACTTAAATCTATCTGAACTATACCACCGGCATAATCAGCCGATACTGACTTTGAAACCATAGTTTCATAATAACCTTTGAATAATGGATTGTTTAATGATGACGAGTTCATTGTTATTCCTGCGGTAATATCCATAGAACCGGTTACACGTAAATTTACACTATCAAATGATAGATTAGATTCACCAACAAGTCCAGTTGAAGTTCCATCGGAAGTTATTATTCTATTATCACCTGCATTTGTAACAGTTACACCTGCACCGCCGAGTACATAAGATGCAGTTGTTGCAAATGATGAAGATATTGCATAAGATGCGGATCCCTCTAATGATCCAGTGAATGAACCAGTAAATGAACCGGTTTGCCATGATCCAGTTGGAAATGAATATATCCAGCCAAGTGATCCTGAGTAATTGTTGAATGAACCGGTTAGTGAACCGGTGAATGATCCTGATGCTGCACCTGTTAATTCTCCAAAAAATAGTCCTGCCTGTATTGTAACAGAATAATCTCCAGATCCAGTCCATTGATCAGAACCCGTTAATGAACCAGTGTATAGTGACATACTATGAAATGTTGGTAATGTGAAAGATCCAACACCATCCCATTCTACTACATTAAAAATTGCACCACTACCTGTATCATATATTTTGTAAACTGCCATTTTATGCCTCTGAAATTACTACTACAACACCGTTTCCACCTTTACCACTTGGAAACCCATCCGTATTTTGAGCAGGTTGCGGTCTTGCACCACCTCCACCACCGCCATATAATGCACCATCCTCTGCATCAACGCCGGATTCTCCACCACGACCACCTAATCCAACTAATGTGTAATATGCAGGAACATTATTGTTTGTTGGTCTTTGATAAGTAACATTATTTGGAACTACACCAGCAACATCATAGCTTGGATAAGCAGTTCCTCTACCACCACCATTGATTCTACCACCAGCTCCTCTACCGCTGTATGCAGCACATGGTTGAGACAGACAATCCATACCAGCTCCCCCACCTCCACCGGTGGTTGTTAATGCGGATGGCCAAGGATAAGCAGATGCCGGTGCAAATGGTGCATTTATAGCATCTCGCATTGGTAATGCCGGTGGTTCTCCGTCAATACCAGTAGTCGGTAAAACGATACCACGACCACCCCAACCACTGCCGAATCCCATGAATCCTATTGAACCTCTGCCAACTGTATATGTAGTTGTAGTTGTAGTATTTGCACTCGTAATACTACCAACACCACCTGCACCACCTTGAGCACGAATATACTCACCAAATGTACTATCTCCACCAATACCACCTGCTCCAGGAACTTGTCCTTGTAAAGTTGTTGTTGAATTTCCACCTCTACCAACGGTCACAAGAACTGTACTTGATAAATTTGAAGCATCAAATCTGCCCATGACTATTGCACCACCTGCACCACCTGCACCACCAGTTGAAAAACGATTTACAGAAGAAAATGCCGTTCTTGCTCCACCACCACCTCCTCCTCCGGCAATACAAACAACAGTTACGGTTTTTGCCCATGATGGTTTATTCCAATTATATGTTCCGTTACTACCAACTATTTCAAATATCTCTGTATAAGAAGCACTTGATACCAAGCCCATAATAGATGCGGTTCCTGGTGTGGTTTTTACATCTATACTTCCAGTAACATAAATACTACCAGTTGTATAAACACTTCCAGTTGCCCATATTGAAGATTGCATTACGGTTACATTTGATAAAACACTCAATGCACTTTCAGCATTTGCTGAATTTGTGGTTCCATCTGATGTCAATACTCTGTTATCCACGGCATTTGTTATTGTTGTAAATCCAGTTCCAGATGTTCCTGATGAACCAGATGTGCCAGAAGAACCAGATGTCCCACTACTACCAGAATTACCAGATGTTCCTGATGAACCAGAGGTTCCTGATGAACCAGAAGTTCCTGATGAACCAGATGTGCCACTACTACCAGAATTACCAGATGTTCCTGATGAACCAGATGTGCCACTA